GTTCGATTTTGAACTTTGCCGTTTTTCTTTTTGCCCAAAATTGTGAAATTTTCAAAACTGTATTCCAAAACAGCTCTGCGGATTCCTATTAGTGTAGGGGCCTTCAAAATCTTTTGTAGAACAGCTTTCCGCTGGTTCTATAAGTGGAAAATGAACAAAATCTATATTCTAAAATTAGGCAGTTCAACAAAATTTGAAAATCTGTATGCCAAACACCCATTTTAGATTGTTATAGGTAGAGGGGAACCTTGGAAAAATGAATTTTTTTGAACTTTCAAAAGACCCGGTTTAAAAACACCCCTTAAAGTTTGTATAAGGTATAGGAAGTGTTTTCAAAAGTAAGCCAATTCACTACGGTATCACTGATGAAATTCCCCGATTCCTTACAAAGTCACATCGCACCTTGAAAATCGCATGAGCCACCCCAGCAGGATACCTCCGGTACTGAATGTGCATTCTGCGCGTCTTACCAGAAAAAACGTCGGAGAGAATCGGGCAGGAACGGGCTGGGACAGAGTGGACGGTAGTTAAGAGCAAGATTCGCCTTTGTATACGAAACCGCTCCTACGGGCAGTTTCTCCACGGTGGCATCTTGATGGGGATTGCGCTCCCCATACCCTCACATCGTGCAAAATCACATGATTTTGCCTGTTGGTGGCCTGCCACAGCAGGTCACAGCCGGAGTGCGGATGCACTGCCGGGAAAATCAAATTTTTGATTTTGGAAAGGAGACCCCATGCCAAGAACGAAGAAAAAAGTGAAATCTATCGTAAAGACAAAAGTAATCTCCGCACGAGTTACAGAAACAGTACATGAACTTTTACACCAGCAGGCAGAAGATGCCGGAATGACCCTCTCTGAATTTGCAGCGCAGATGCTGATGAAAGGCCATGTGAATACCTCGTATGTGTTCTACGTCCACCCGGACGAGATCGAAGCAATCACACGGGAGTTTGCCGCCATCGGAAACAACCTGAACCAGATCGCGGCGTTCTTCAATAGCGGCGGTATCCAGTCGCGCGCGATGCTCGAAAACATCAACCATGCGATTTCCTGCATTTTTGAGATGAGGGAGCAGGTCGCAGAAATGGCAGGAAAGAACTATGGCAATCTTAAAGCATATCGCAAGTAAGAACCCCAACTATGGTGCTGCGCTGGAGTATCTGATTTTCAAGTATGACGAGCTTCGGAAAACTCCGATTCTTGACCAAAATGGAAATCGTATTATGCGGGATGAGTTTTATCTGAACGGCCTGAACTGTGAACCCTATTCCTTCGATGCGGCCTGCCAGCAGCTGAACCGCGAATACCAGAAGAACCAAAACAAGAATGAAATCAAAAGCCACCACTACATTCTCAGCTTTGATCCACGGGACAGCACAGAAAATTGTTTGACGGGAAAACGGGCGCAGGAGCTTGGACTGGAATATGCAAAAGCGAATTTTCCGGGGCATCAGGCTTTGGTCTGTACGCACATGGACGGGCACAATGGCAGCGGCAACATTCATGTCCATATCGTAATCAACAGCTTGCGAAAATTGGATGTGCCCCAGCAGCCCTTCATGGAGCGACCCATCGACTGCAAGGCAGGGTACAAGCACCATGTAACAAACGAGTACCTGAAGCATCTGCAGAAATCCCTCATGGATTTATGCCAACGCGAATTTCTGCATCAGGTCGATTTGCTGTCGCCATCCAGAACGGGCGTGACCGAAGCGGAGTATTGGGCGCAGCGGCGGCTAGATGAGAAAAAACAGGAAATCGAAAAGGAAGGTTTTACGCCAAACCCGACAAAATTTCAAACACAGAAACAGCTTATCCGGGATGCCGTTGCCGCTGCTCGTGAGAAAGCAATCTCGTATGAAGATTTTCAAAACATCCTACAGGATGAATATGACATTTTTGTCAAAACACAACGTGGGCGTTACAGCTATCTGCCGCCGGAACGGAACAAGTTCATATCGGAGCGTTCTCTGGGAGAAAGCTGCAAAAGAGAATGTCTGGAAGGATTCTTTGTTCAGAACGCCGAGAAGAATCTGCGGTACAAGGAAGACCCCATACTGATCTTTACGACCAGAACTAGGCTGCGGCTCGTTGTGGACCTGCAGGAGAATGTCAAGGCACAGGAAAATCTGGCGTATGCGCTAAAGGTCAAAATCAGCAATTTGCAGAAAATGGCTGAAACGCTGGTATGGGTACAGGAAAACAACATCAACGACCTGACGGAACTGAACGATCTGTGTAAGACAGCACAGTCCAATGCGCAGGCAGCGTATGAACGGCTGTCACAGGCAGAGGATGAACTGTACAAAACCAATGAACAGATTCATTATGCGGGGCAGTATCTTTCTACAAAAGATGTCCAGCAGCAATTTGCGAAAGCAATTTTCAAGAAGAAATTCCGTGCAGAGCATTCCAAGGAATTGGATGCCTATGCAGAATCTGTGAAATATTTCCGGGAAGAGAACGATGGAAAGCTGCCATCGCTGAAATCTTTGAAAAAACGGAAAGAAGAACTGACCAAAGAAATCGCGGAGAGGAAAAAGGCATACGCTCCCTTAAGGGAAGAATCCCGGCGTTTGGAAATTGCATCGGATAATGTGTACAGCATCTTCCGAAAAACCAATGAGATGAAATCCGACCTTGCATGGAAACGCGAGTGGGAGGCCAATGTCCGCGAAAAGGCAAGGCAGGAGCAGGCTCGACAGGAACAGCGAGAACGTCAACCGAAACGCAAGAAGCGTAGCTACGATATGAGCCTGTAATCAGCAGGGTCTTCCACCCCGCACCCCGGAACCCTGCCGGATGCGTAAGCCCGTGCAGGACTTTCCCATTCGGCAGGGACTTTTGAAAACGATTAGGAGGAAGTTTGAGTAAAGAGTACATTAAGGCACAGACCCCACTGCCCGCGTATTTTCCTTATCCGAAATTTCTGCTACAGATGAGCCTTTCCCATACGGCACGATTGACGTATGTTTTGCTGCTGGACCGCATGACCCTTTCGCAGAAGAACGGCTGGGTGGATGTGCAGGGCCGGGCATATGTGCTCTATCCGTTGGCAGGGCTGGCGGAAAATCTTCAGAGCAGCATTTCCAGTGTCACCCGTGCTCTGCGGGAACTGGAAGCCGCACGGCTGATCGAACGACGGTCCAATGGCTTTTCCAAGCCAAACCAGGTGTTCCTAAGCTTCCCATCTACTGCGCAGAAATGCACAGTCGAGATGGTCAAAAATGAGCAGCCTGATTGCTCAAAGGTGAGCAATACGATTGCGCAAAACTGCACACCTAACCAAATAAATAAGAACAACCTAAGATTGAACCAACTGAGTAGAACCAAAGAAGCATATGGGCGTTATCGGAATGTCTATCTGGAAGATTATTCAGAACTGAAAATGGAAATTGCAGAGTTGGATTCCCTGATTGATGACCTTTCAATCTATATGCAGTCTACAGGCAAGAAGTACGCAGACCATGCGGCGACCCTGCGCAGTTGGTCAGCACGAAAGAGAAAGCAACAGAAACCGGGAACAGGCATCCCGGACTATACCTACAACAAGGAGGAAAGCTTATGACGGAAACGATCCAGACAGCGATGGACAGGCTTATGACGATCTCTGTGGAACCGCAGGACTATGTTGCAGAAGATGGGCTGCTGTACTGCGGCAACTGCAAAACTCCCAAGGAAGCGTTCTTTCCGAATGGCAAAAAACTGTTTGGGCGTGACCGCCATCCGGCTGAATGCCGGTGCAGGCAGGCTACAAGGGAAAAGCAAGAGAAAGAAGAACGTGCAAGGCTGCATTACGAGAAAGTGCAGCGGCTGAAGCTGCAGGGCTTTACCGACTGGGCGATGCAGCACTGGACATTTGCAAACGATCATGGGCAAAATCCACAGATGCAGCTGGCACAGCGGTATGTGGCCCACTGGCCGGAAATGCGGGAAAAGAATGTGGGGCTGCTGCTCTGGGGCGGTGTTGGTACAGGCAAGAGTTTTATGGCGGGTTGCATTGCCAATGCCCTGATGGAACAGGAAGTGGCCGTCTGCATGACGAATTTTGCCCGAATCATGAATGAACTGAATAACGCCTTTTCCGGGCGAAATGAAGTCGTGGACAGGCTCTGCGGCTATCCGCTGCTTGTCATTGACGATTTCGGCATGGAGCGCGGCACGGAATATGCATTGGAGCAAATTTATAACATCATCGACAGCCGCTACCGCAGCCGGAAACCGCTGATCGTTACCACGAACCTGACCCTGACGGAGTTGAAGAACCCGCAGGATACCGCACACGCCCGTATCTATGACCGTCTGCTGGAACTGTGTACACCGATTGCCTGCACAGGTCCCAGTATGAGAAAGGACATAGGACAGGCAAAATTGAACTTACTGAAAACACTTCTGGCCTGAATGGGAGGAACGTAATTGAAAGAAAACGGCACAATGAATTGGCTGGCGCAGATCCGCCAGATGGAGAGCCGAGACATCCGCACGATAGAACAGCATGAACTGCAGGAACTGCCGCAGGATGCAGTGGAACACGGATTGCCGCAGGAGGAAAGGCTGAAAAATCTGCTGGATAAGGTCCGAAATCCTTATTGTTATCTGGACAACGGAATCATTGTGAAGCTGAATTTTGCACCGAGAGGGAGCAGCACACTGTCTGAGCGCGTTGGCAGATGCTTTCAGTTTGCCAGCTGAAAAGGCAGAGAAACTTTCGGCAAGCTGCTGAAAAAACACACAGAAAATTTCACACTTTAATGCGATAAAGCAATGGACAAAGGATGAGGATTCTGGTAAGCTGTTTACGGGTAAGAAAATAGGAATGTGCCAGCTGAGCAAAGATTGCTCGGCAGGCTTGTTCTACATAGAAAAATGTGGAGCCTTTCGCTTCTCTGACGAACAGTATTGCCGATTCGTTAAGGAGGTGAAAGGCTTTTGTTATACCCTGATATGAATTTGCAGAAGAGAACACAGCAAAATACAACCCGATACCGTACAGCCTTGTACTTGCGCTTGTCTCGTGAGGATGGCGATAAGACAGAGAGCGACAGTATTGCAAACCAGCGCACCTTGCTTGAAGCCTATGCCGCAGACCACCCGGAACTGTGTATTGTGGATGAGTTTGTGGACGATGGTTACTCCGGCTCGAACTTTGAACGGCCTGCGTTCCAAAGGCTGTTTCGGGAACTGGAGCAGGGGACCATCAACTGTGTTCTGGTGAAAGATTTGTCCCGCTTTGGACGGAATTACATTGAAGTGGGACGTTATCTGGAACGCATTTTTCCAGTCATGCGGGTCCGACTGATTGCTGTGACAGACAACTATGACAGTCAATCTGCGTGGAAGACCAGCGATTCCATCATGGTTCCGATGCGGAATCTGCTCAACGATGCCTACTGCCGGGATATTTCCGTCAAGATCAAGAGCCAGCTTGCGGTCAAGCGGAAACGCGGTGATTTTGTGGGAAGTTTTGCAACCTATGGATACCAGAAGGACCCCAGCAATCATAGCAAGCTGATCGTAGACGAACTGGCAGCAGAAAATGTACAAAGTATTTTTCGCTGGAAGATCAGCGGTATGAGCAATCAGGGCATCGCAGACCGGTTGAATGCAAGAAAGGTACCGTCCCCAGCTACGCGAAAGCTACAGAGCGGTGCAAAGCTGAGCCTGCACTTCCGCAAGAGCGATGAGCCGCCGTGGTCTGCCAAGGCGGTGGACCGCATTCTGCACAACGAGGTCTATATCGGAAAACTGGTGCAGGGAAAGACAAGGAGACTGGACTATCGCTCCAAAAAGAAAATGAATGTGCCGATGCGGGACTGGACAATCGTGGACAATACCCATGAAGCAATCATTTCGGCAGAGCAGTTTGAACTGGTGCAGCGGATTCTGGAAACCGAAACTCGCAGACCGAACGATGCCGAAACGGTGGCCCTGTTTGCAGGATTTCTTTACTGTGGGGACTGCGGCAGCCGGCTGGTACGCAGGTCGGCCAGCTATAAAGGAAAGCGGTACATCTATTATCAGTGCTCCGGCAGCAAACAGAACAAAGGCAGTTGCACGAGCCATAATCTGCGGGATGAAAAACTCTATAACGTCGTGCGGAACGCGCTTCAGATGCAAATCCAGATTGTGATGGAGGAAGCGGAATTTGTGGAAAGCATCCGGCAGGCCCAGCAGGAACCCTACCGTGTGCGGCGCATTGAACGGCAGATTCGGCAGCTGACTGCAGAAAAGGCCCATACACAGGGAATTAAGGAAAAGCTGTACGGGGATTATGCAGACGAAATCCTCACACGGGAGGATTTTCTGAACTACAACGAACTGTACAGCAAGCGGATTGAAGAGTATAACCGCAAAATCACAGAACTGGAAGCAGAACGGCAAAACCTACAGACTGCCCCGAATGCTTATCCGTTTCTGGATGTGTACCGTAAGTATCGGAAATTGGAAGAAATCACCCGTCCGATGGTCGTGGAACTGATTGAGAAAATCGAAGTGTATGAGGGCAATCGGGTAGAAATTACGTTCCGATTCCAGGATGAAATTGCGGACCTGCTGGAAGAACTGCATCAAAAGCAGATGGGGCAGCGTGAAGTGTCTGCTTAAAAGGGGGCTGTGACTTATGGCAAGAGTAAGCAAGAAGGTAAGTGCGGCGCAGCGGGAAGCGGAAAACGCACCGCACCGTATCTGGAAAACCGCAATTTACGCACGATTGTCTGATTTCGATGATGTACTTCGGGATACGGAATCGCTGGAAGTGCAGATTTCTTACATCAAGGAGTATATCAACCACCGGGATGATTTGATGCTGCTGGATGTATTTGCGGACAAGCGGTGTACAGGGATGAACTTTGATCGCCCGGAATTTGAACGGTTGCTGAAAGCGTTGCAGGAGCGGAAAATCAACTGCATCGTGGTAAAGGACTTCTCGCGATTGGGCCGCAATTTCGTGGAAACAGGCCAGTATCTGGAACAGGTGTTTCCGCTGTTCGGCGTAAGATTTATCGCCATCAATGATAATTATGACAGTCTGAACAGCCAGAACAGGGACGGGATGCTGGTGCCGATCAAGGGCATGATCAATGAGATGTACTCGAAAGACCTATCCCAGAAGATTCAGTCGTGCTTTCGCTCCAAGGAAGCACGGGGAGAAATCTATACGCTGGTTCCATTCGGCTACAAAAAGGATCAGAAGAATCATTTGATTCTTGATGAGGAAGTCAGTGATGTGGTGATGCAGATTTTTCTCTGGAAAAAATCCGGCAGGAAAGAGCGCGAGATTGCAAAGAAGCTGTCTGCGCAGGGTATCCCAACACCTTTTACACGCCGCTGTCAGCTGGGATACCTGAAAAATACCTCGCGGGTAAAGGACTCTGCATGGCAGACCGTTTTCGTGACAAAGGTGCTGGAAAATCCAATCTACACAGGAACAATGGTCTATAACCGCATCGCCTACGATGAAGCGAATCGGAAAATCGGGCAGAATCCACGGGAAAGCTGGCGCATGGTGCCGGACAGCCACCCGGCGATTATCAGCTGGGAACTGTTTGATGAAGTTTCCGCGTTGCGGGAAGCTGAGCAAGCGGTCAGGGAGGAACGGAAAACATGGTGCAAACAGCGCAGAAAGAACAATCCGAACATCTTCAAAGGCCGGATATTTTGCAAAGAGTGCGGAAAAAAGCTGGTTTGCCATTGGCAAAGGGATGGCTCGCTGTATTTTTACTGTAAATTTTGCCATGTTTCCATCTCAGAGAAAGACCTCTGGAACGGCATTAACAAGGAGTTGCACCAGCGGATGGAAGAACACCGTGATTTGCAGAAGCTGGTACGGAAAAGCTCTGGAAAAAGCAAACTCCAATCAAAAGAAATAGCTACAAAACGTGAAATTGAACGGGCGTCAGGCAATATCGTTCGACTGGAATCACAGAAGCGCAGCGGCTACGAGCAGTATGTCCTTGGAAAAATTTCAAAAGAAAAGTTCTTGAAATTGAAGCAGGATGCAGAGAATGAAATTGAGGCATTCAGACAGACAAAAGCTGAAAACGAGAAAGAACTGGTCGTTGTTCAAGAAGAATTGCAGCAGAAAAAGCAAATCGCAGGCAGCACAGAGGTCCTTTTAACGGCAGATAATCTGCAGCAGTATGTAAAAAATATTGAAGTGGATCACAAGAAAAATACTTACACGGAATTTGTGTTCTAACGAAAAAGGAGGACAGACAATGAAAGAAAAAATCTATGATGTCCGGACAGGAATGGAATATGTTTTGGTGGGTGATTATTATCTGCCAGCCTTGAAACTGCCACGGACCCGTCCGATTGGCCGCTGGGGGATGCTGCACAAGGCGTACCTGAAACTGCGAAAACCAGCCTATTATCAGAGCCTGCTGCTGAGTGGAAAGCTGGATACTGTTTTGGCAAATGTGGAAGAGCAGGCTGCAGAGCGGTATAAGGTCTTGATCGAGCAGATGAGTCAGCGTGAGGAAACTTCAGAAAAACTGAAAGAAGAGAACCAGATGGAATGGGTACGCCGTATGAATAATCTGGAAAATCGTGCTGCGGAAATTGTAAAGGCAGAATTGATCTATCCGTTTGAAGGGCGGTGAGCAGCAGATGATTGGAACCTATTACCGACTTTCCCTTGCGGACGAGGATGTGGGAACAGATAAGACCGAGAGCAACAGCATTCAGGGCCAGCGCGGACTGGTAGAGGGGTACATCATGGCCCGCCCCGAACTGGCAACAGAGCTGCGTCAGGAGTACGTGGACGATGGCTACTCCGGCACATCTACAAGCCGTCCTGCGTTTCAGCGGCTAATTCAAGATGCACAGGACGGAAAGGTGAAAACGATTATCGTAAAGGACTTTTCCCGGTTCGCCCGTGACTATATTGAAGCAGGCGATTATATGGAGCGAATCTTCCCGTTGCTGGGCGTTCGCTTCATCTCCGTCAACGATGGTTACGACAGTGGAATGCAGATCAGAAACGATGTATGTGGACTGGAAGTAGCCATTAAGAACATCATCAACGCATCCTACAGCCGGGACCTCTCCGCTAAAATCGCAGCAGCAGACCATGTGATGCAGAAAAAAGGAATGTATCTCGGAGGATACCGCCCGTTTGGATTCCTGCCGGACCCGAACGATTGCCATAAGCTGATCCTCGACCCGGTAGCCAGCCAGTATGTGCGCCTGATCTTTGAACTGGCATTGCAGGGCAACAGAACGGGGAGCATCGCCAAAATCCTGAATGAAAAGCAGATCCCGACCCCGGCAGCATATCATGTGGCGGAAAACCATGTGTACAGTGAGCAGAAAGCATGGGATCTGCAGCGCAGCCATTGGACAAGTGGAACGGTTTACCATGTTCTGAAAAATGAGAAGTATAAGGGAACCTATGTGGGCGCGAAATTCATTATGCCGGTTCCCTGTAAGCATCGGGTTCTGCGCGCTCCTTTGGAACAGCAGGTACGTATTGAGGACAGCCATGCCGCCATTGTGACCCCGGAGGAATTTGAACAGGCACAAATGGTCATTATGCTGCAGCATGGGAAGCACCCGGCCGGGAACTACACAAAACACCAGTATCCCTTGAAAGGCAAGGTCTACTGCGGCTACTGCCAGAAGCTGATGAAATATCGTGTACTCAAGAAGCTTGGCCCCTCGTTTAACTGCAGATTTTCGGCCACAGCGGTGGACAGCCCTTGCAAGCGAATCCCAATCTCCGAGGAACTGCTGGAACATATCGTCCGAAATGCGCTGACAGCGCAGATAAAGCAGGCGGAGCATATACTGGAAATCCTGCACGAACGGGAACGCAAAGCGTTGATTTGCTTTTCCGCACTGGAACGGCAGGAAGAAAAGCTGAGTGCAGAAAAGGCAGAGCTCGTAAAACAGCGCGTCGCGCTGTATGAGCAGTATGCTGATGGAAACATGAGTAAGGAAGAGTTCATCCGACAGAGAGATGCTTACCGAGTGCAGGAAGATGAAAGAATGGCGCAGATTCAAAGGCTGCGTACCGAGAAAAATCAAATTTTCCTGCCAGTAAGGAAAGATGCTGATAATTTGCAGACTGTCGTAAGTGCAGCAGAAGAAGCAGGCGATGTGATGAACCTGTCACAGAATGTGGTGGAAACCTTTATTGACCGCATTGAGGTTTTCAACGATAAGCGCGTGAAAATTCGCTTTACATTTGAGGATGCATTGAACAGTTATGAGGAAAAGTAAGTGCAGCGATTTCTTGATTTAAGGTAAATACAGAATTTCAGAAGCAAAAAATCGAAGGCTCGCGTAAACCACAGACAGCACCCAGGAGAATTCGATGGTGCGTCTGCAGCTTATGCGGGCCGTTTTATTTTGTGCTTTTTACTGCGAAATAATGTTAAACTCCAAGGCTGACAAGAATGGCCTTTAACTCCTTTGCCATGCGGATAATGACAGTCTGTTCAGTTTCATTACAGTCCAACAGCAAGCGATGAATTTCAGAGTTTGCAGAGGAAGATGAATATTCAAGACAGTCGAGCAAAAGCTCATCCGCGGAAACGGATAACGTGTTGGCAATTTTGACAAGAACAGAAAGGCTTGGAACCTTTGTGCCATTTTCGATTTGGACAATGTATTCACGACTGCAGTTGACTTTTGCGGCAAGAACTTCTTGCGTCAGATTCGATTTTGAACGGTAGAAGCTGATTCGTTTTCCTAGAGAAGTACGATTTACGGACATATAGTGATCTTCCTTTCAAATGCCCGCATAAGATACTTTAATTATTTGACTTATGGAGAAATGAATCAAGAGGAACCAAATAGGCAATTTGCATAGAAGTCAGAATTCTTATTTTTTCCCTCTAGCGGAGATGGCTTCTGAGGCCAAAATGTGAACCAACAGTTCACATTTTGAGCAACAAGTGAACTGCTGGTTCACAGAAAAAATCATCTGATAAGTGTATAATAAAAGCATGAAATCAAACTGTAAAAATAAAGTGGGGAAAACGAAATGGAACGGCTGCTGACACTGTATAGCGAAGTCCAATCAACGGATGTACGGTGGCTGTGGTATCCGTTTATCGCAATCGGAAAAATCACACTTCTGCAGGGTGATCCCGGCGATGGAAAATCTACCATGATGATGAATCTGATTGCGGAACTTTCAACAGGAGGTAAGACCCCGGACGGATGCAAAATTGGTGCGCCGCAAAAAGTGATTTATCAGTGCTCAGAGGATGGCGTTTCAGACACGATAAAGCCCCGGCTGGAACGCTACGGAGCAGACTGCCGGAAGATTGCCTTCATCAATGAAGAGGTTTATAACGGCCTTACATTGGAT